CCACGAAGGTTTGAAGGAACGTTAAATGTACCTGTCATTTCTACGCCTTGCGCTCTTGCTTGCTTACGGGCTTCTTGGTCAACTTCTGCTTCTACGCCATCTAATTGCTTGTTGTTTGCCAAAAGCTGCAAGCCGCGAAGGATAGACAACTTGCTAAAGTCTTTTTCGTCTTTAGGAGAAAAATCCGTGTTGCCATTTGCGCCAGTGTTTGGGGTAAACGAACGGGTTTCTTCCAATACCAAAAGACGCTTTTCTTCATCACGCAATGAGGTAATTTCTGTTTGATAAATGTCAAACTGCGCCACCTCTTCGGCAGTTAGCGCAGTGGCGTTTTCTTGCTTTTCAACAAGAGCGTTACGCTTTTGAATTGTCTCGCCGATTAAATCGCGGACGAATTTTAGGTTTCTTTTCATTTGTTTTCGCTGTTAATAAGTAATCTTTAGTCAATTCTGTATTTTAATTTCCGAAGAACTTTTTCATCTTCATTGTCTTGCTTATCTTCCTGCGGCTCTTGTGTTCCTTCATCAGGAGTAGGCTTTTCCAGTTGCGCCCGAAACTCGTTAAAGCTGTCTAATGTGCGCTTTGAAACTGATATACTATCGTTGGTGTCAGGGTAAGCAGGACGCATAACAGGAGCAAAATCGTAAACACCCTCAAATTGGGTGATGGTCACGATGTTTACTTTTTCTCCGTCTTCAACTTCTTCACGCCAAAGCATACCGTTTTCTGCTGGCATAAACTCAAAGCTATTACCTCGCAAGTCGCCACGCTCGGCCAATGCTTTTACTTTTCTGCCTGTTTCAGTATCTAAGGGCAACTCAACCTTATAGCGAACTTCATTAGGGGTAATTTCATAGGTAAGCGTACCCGCCCAAGTAGTACCCAAAACTTCGTTTATGTCGTGGTTAAACTTGCAAATGATTTCATCCATCCTTGCGCCATTACAAGCGTCAGGAGAAATAATTTCATATACTTTATAGTCACGCCATCCAAGGTTTGCGCTGCGTTTGTTAAACACAATAGCCGTACCTTCTAAGTAAGATTTACCATCTTCCTCAGTCAAAACCCTAAATTGAGTTTCGCTTTTAGGAAGTACTCTGCGTTCCATTTCCATTGCCTTTATCGTATTGTTTACCCACGTCAGAGACGGGTATCATGTTTCCATTTACCATGTAATTACCACCGCCTTCGTAGTGCGGCATTTCTTCTAAACCTCGAATATCATTAGGGCTTAACCACCCGTTTTGAAGCCCTACTGCGTAGCTATCGTAGCGGGTTTTCATGTCAGCACGTAGCAAAGCATTAAAGTTGTGCTTTACATACTTGCCTTTCTTTTGCTCGCTTGTTCTTAGGCACTTATAGCTAATTTCTTGCTCCAACTGAATTACCGCAGGGCGAAGCGTCAATGTATAAAAGCCCGTAGTTTGGCTTTCAAGACCACTACCAAATGATGTTTGCTTTGTGGTATCACCTACCAAGTGAGGAGGCACGCCAAATGCCTGATATATTTCAAACTTGTCAAGTTGTAAAAACTCAACTAATTGACTATCTACCAGAGTATTAGCAATAGGCTGAAACTTCAACCCGCCAGACAACACCGCTACCTTACCTGCTTTATCGCTTCCTCCGTGTGCTTGTTGCCAACTTTCTCTATTGCGAGTGGCAACGTCCTTGTCCATATTGTTTTCGGAAGTCAAAATACCCCCCAAAAACGTACCGTTCTGATAGTAGCTGTTAATAAATTGACGAGTAGTTAAACCCGTTCTAATTACCTCCGTCAAGCAGCCCGTAATACCTCTAAAATAAAGGCCATCCATTGAGATACTGCCCCATATAATTAGGTCTTCCTCTTTGTGCGGCGTTCCGTCAACTTCAATGTAAGTTCGCTCTCTTTTGCCGCTTACTACCTCCGATGTTTCGTAAATAGTGTATTCTTGAGGCTGTAAAACCCGAAAGCCTATTGTGTTTCTATAAACGTCTCGCTCAATAGCCGCTACGCCCACTCCAAAAAAGTCTCTATGAACGCCCATAGTCTTACGAAGCATAAAGGGCGTTTGGTGGGCGTTTGGTCGAATATTTAAAGCGTAGTCAAGCGTATGATTTTCGTCAAGTTTTGGCCCTTTATTTGTAGCTCCATAAACCCGAAGCGGCACTGATGCCATATTGTTATTACGAATCTCAGAACAAGCAAGTACGGCAGGAATACTAACAGCGGTTCTATCATTAACCGCAATTCCCGATAACGACACCCCCAGCACTTGCGCCAGTCTCTCAATGTCGGAGTTGGTAGAAAAGGTAGAATTGGAACGCAGTTGCATCTCCGTACTATTTTTGCGAATAGACGACAATGTTTTAAACTGCCAAAACTCTTTTTGAAAGATATTAGCCAATTCTTTGAAAATTTTTCAATAAAATACGTGATTTATTAGCATAATATCAAAAAATATCAAATAATATGCTTATCTTTGATAGTAAATAATACCAATCAATACCAATTAATTATTTTATAACGAATATGACTATACGTACAACAGAATCAAGAATTAATTGTAAAGATGTAAGTGAGCTTCTAAATATTAGTCTCGCACATGGTAAGGCTCAATTTGGGTGTATTAGATTATTTGCCAAAAAACCCAGCTACGGGATTGTTACTTTTGGCGATTACACGGAGTGGCTAAAATGGTTTAATAGCTGTACGCCAAAACAAAGAAAGGAAGCCTATAAGGAGTGGAAGAAGGAAATTAATCAAAACAAATAACAACCATGAAACTATCAGAATTATCATTGGCGGATTTATTTGCATTGCGTAACCACTTTGAAAAGTCGGGACGTATTCAACATCTTTTTGGGTTAGATAATGAAGAAGTATCTTTCTTTGAGCCTGACGACAAAAGATACTATCTTGTTATTGAAGAAATTGAACGACGCTTAAACTTAATAGAAGAAGGAAATTAAAAATATTAACCAATAGCAATCATGTACGAAATACACCACGCACCAAAAGAATTAGATGGAGATATTTCCGTTATTAAATTCTGCCCTATTGATACCCTGCTTAAATTTATTGATAAACTCTCAGAGAGCGATGCGGGCAATACGGTTTATTTGCTAACATACGACAATAAAGACAGCGAACAAGACGAGTCGGAAGTGTTTATTACCTCTAACTTAGATGCTCTTGCTGGCATCCTACAAAGTGGTATTTGCTTATTTGAATTAAAGGAAAGGTTTTTCATATTTGAGTATGCAAGTTACGAGGAAGCGTATGCAACCGCGCTTAATTTGAAAGAATCAAGCCCCTTGTGTTATGAGGAGAAAGGAGGGGTTGAACCATGACAGCAAAACCTATATTTACCGTTGGTATCCCGAAGAGGGAGGAGTTAATAAAAAAATAGCGATATTATTTTTTATAATAATGCCTTGAGCGGCTTTGTAAAACTCAATTTGATTATGGTTGAAAACCAAAATTTTGGACAGGCAATTGAAGCCTTAAAAGAAGGCAAGAAAGTTGCAAGACAAGGATGGAATGGTAAAGGGATGTTTATCTTTGAAAGACCTGCCGATGAATTAGAAGTAGGCTTTATTATTGAAAAAGTAAAGTCATTGCCACAATCGGTAAAGGACTTTTTTAAGGCAAAAGATGCAAAGGAAACTCCAAGCGAACAAGGATTAGCCAAAGTGAAATTTGGAAACTACTTGTGTATGTATACTGCCGATGGGTCTATCGTAAATGGCTGGCTTGCAAGTCAGACAGATATACTCTCAAACGACTGGTGTATTCTTGACTAAAAACTGCGATTTGTAGGGTGCTTAGAGTTAAGCATCCTACTACTACCTAAAACCGATTAATAGCCATGAAAAAATTATCAATTATAATCGCAATTATTGTAATCATAGGGCTAATGGGCTTTTTTGACCAAAAAGGATATTGTAACATTTGGGCATCTATCCTTTTTGTATTATTAGGAGTTTTGATTTGCAACCTGTTTCACTATGATGCTGATTCGCTATGAAGAAATTACTGCCAACTATGGCTATTACCTGTTTAACAAGTATTGTTTGCTATACTATGCTTAGGCTTATTATTCCTCCTATGGAGGCTAATGTCATTTGCTTCATAATTAGCATATTTTATTTCAAGCTGGATTTGATTCATCAAGACCTAAAGAAACCATGAGCCTACTACAAAAAGCGCAAGAACTTCATAAATTTGCTACCCAAATATTGCCAAAGAGACGAATCTTTACGCGCCAACTACATACTGCTACTTGAAAACCTTCAAGACTGGACAGACCTTTGCCACAGTCAATTATTGGCAAGCAAAGCCGAAGAAGAAGCTACCCGTACCCTGTCCGCCTTAGAGGAAATGAGAGAAAAACTTTTAGCAAAGAAAAACCCCTTAAAGTAGAAATATTTTGACGGTAAGTCTTTGTTGGTCAACGTATTATGCTTATATTTGTATGTAGGTGTACGAGACCACAATAAGACATTTTCCACTTGTACTGGAAAACAAAGAACCGTCATTAAGGACTCGTACTCCTTTTTGGCGGTTTCTTTTTTATTCCTTCCACGTTTTACTACTTCTTCGTTAGGTTCGCTTTGGTTTCCCATTTGGGATTAGTACGCGGGTTAGAGTTGAGTATCAAAAAATCTTTTTTACACACTAAAATAAAGTGAGCAACTTAGTAAAACACACATCAATCACAAGTTTACAATTGGTAGACGAAATAAATATCTTTCGCAAGGAAGAGGGTAATCGTTCAGAAGTTCGCCACGCCGACCTTTTAAAAGTTATTCGGGATGAATTTGAGGAGGAGATAGGTCAGGGAAAAATTTCCCATACCCCCTACATTCATCCACAGAATGGGCAAACTTATGAAATGTACGAACTTACCAAAACGCAAGCTACTCAGGTGCTTGTTAGAGAATCTAAGTTTGTCCGCAAGGCCGTTGTTGCCAAACTCGAAAAGATGGATGCAACCCAAACGCCAAAGCCAGATTTAGCAAGCCTATCAAGGCTCGATATTCTGCAAATGGCTATCGAATCAGAAACAGAGCGTTTGCGATTGGAGGCCGAAAACAAGAAACTTGCACCAAAAGCAGAAGTAGTTGATATTATCCTGACGGCCAAAAACTGCTACACTACGACCGACATTGCAAAAGAACTTGGAATGGGGCCACAAACACTCAATAAGAAACTTTGCGAGATGCGTATTCAACGTAAATTCCAAGACCATTACGTGCTTTACGCCAAATATCAGGACAAAGGGTACACAGAAACCAAAACAGAGTTAATCCAGCCCAAAAACAAAGACCCATTTACGGTATTACAAATGGTTTGGACGCAAAAAGGGCGTTTATTCATTCACAGTAAGATGAATCCAAAGTTAAGTTTCTACAATCCGCAACAACAGATAGCAACCGCATAACCACTAACGGGGTGGCATAACAACCACCCCAAATAAAACCACTAAACAATAAATCCATGAAACAACCTACTTTTTCGTCAAACGCTTCCGTTTCAGAGAAATTAATCTCGTTTGCATTGGCTATTGTGGTTATTGCACCACTATTGGCCGCATTGTTTGTGTTCTTTTGCTTTGCCTTTTTAGGGTTAGAGTTTGAATTTACTGGTAAATGCTTCTTACTTTGCGCCTCATTGTTTTTTTGCTTCTCTGCTTGGTTTGGGATTTATGTTATTCAATAAAATGAAGTTGTAGCCACTAAACTGCTACAAAAACCCCGTTTTATAGCGGTTTTTATCACTTTTTTAAGAAAAGTATCGGCTTTGTGCGCATTTTTTGGCGAAAATTGTATAACTTTTCTAATAATCAAAGTCTACCAAACCTCAACCGTAGGCTCTGATTTTAAGTTGTAAGGGGCTAACACCCAACAAGTACGGGCAAACAGTCCGCTCATTATACCGTCTATCTTGGTGTTCTTGCTTTGCTTGGTAAGTATTAGGTTGTTGCCCTTTACCAAACAAAGAACGTTTGATGCCATCCATCCAAGTACAGGGTCGTTTTGGTGAAACAAAACCTTCTTTTTAATATCCGTCTCAAAGTCTCGAATAAACGGAGTTAAGAACCTGGGGGATTGGCTGATTTTAAACATGACAATTCCCTCATTCTCTAAATCGGTAAACATATTGCCTGTATAGGCTTGGTCAGCAGCAATACTTTGCAGATTTACAACCTTGGTACGCTCAACGATAAAGTCCTTTGCTTGGTTTAGGTCAATGCAGTTTCCTTCGCACACAAACAAAATACCATTCTTAACCCACTCCCTAACACTTGCAAGCCCTAACTTTTCAAGTTCTTTGTACTTTTCTTCGTGAGTCCATGCCCATTGCTTCCACGATAACCCACCTTCTACGGGGTAAACTTCGGAGTAGCTTAGAAGGTCGTTTGTTACGGCCACGTCAAGGCCGCCATAAGCCACGGGGTATTCATCGAGTGGTATTATTGTAGGATTTTCCCAAACGTCGGCTGTAATCCAAGTAACCGCGCTATCCGTCCAAACGTTAAGGTGTTTTGTTTTGAAGTCAACCTCTTTACTACCCGATACCTTTGCCTCTTCAAACTCCGATAACAAAGACGCTTTTGTAACTGACACCCCGTAATTAGGATTTGCTTTCTCCCAAACTTTCGGGTCTTGCCAGTCGTCGCCTTCGTCTATTGAATAGATAACGCCAAATAACCCTTCGTTTGATATTGTACCATCAAGTACTTTCTTTACAATGCTGTTTCTATATTCGTAGCAAGGGCCGTTTCTATCGCTTCCTGCGGTTGTGATAATAAAAAACAAAGGCTGCTTTCTTGCGGCCATACCTGAGCGCAAAGAGTTCTTTACATCGTCATTTTTGTGAACGTGGTATTCGTCAAAAATTACACAGTGGGCGTTTTTCCCTTCGGTATTGTTGGCATCGTGGCTAACGGCCTCAAACTTTGATCTGTCTCCAAATTTAAAATGGTGTACCCTAAACTGTGCGTGAGTTTTAATATAAGCCGATTCTTCCGCCAGACGTTTTAACATTGAGGCCGATTCGTCATAGCATATTTTTGCTTGGTCGCGGGTAAAAGCAGCCGCGTAAACCTCCGCCCCTAACTCTCCATCGGCCACCAAACAGCAATTTCCAACCGCCGCGCCCAAGGAGGTATTGTGAGTAGGTATAAATGACTTTGTTACCAAAAATAGGCTTCTTGGGGAATCTACTTGAATACACCTAACTGGAACTGATTCTACATCGTTTATCTCGACAATTTGACGGTAATTTGAACGCTTACTTTCTCCACTTCCATTTTTTAGCCTATCTTTTTTTCTTTGTAGCTTAAAGCATGTATTTTCGGAGAAACACCAAAATTGAACTCTATATTTTAATCCCATCCTACGCCCTTCAAAATAACTATCTGCTATTTTAACACTTGGCTTTAATCCTAAGCTACGGCACAATTCCATAAAACCTTTACATAGCAATTCGGAAGTAGTAGTAAATTCGCATTGTCCAGCTTTTGAGCAATACCCATCGGTATCCATCAACCCTTTTAGCAACTCCCATCTATCCTCAATACTGGATTGAAGGTATAGGTCTGGAATATGTTTGTTGCCAAATAAGTTTAACTTTCTTAATCTCGCAGCAATAGAATTGTCTCTTTCTTTTTGCGATTTTCCACAGGCTCCTAATGTGTAGTATCCGCAATTATTTCGCTTATCAATATTGGGTACGCCTAACGGAGTAATAGCTTTTATATGCTCTATTAATTCAATATCAGCACCCCCAATAGTAACTCTGCCGCTTTCACTATCTCCATCACCAAGCCAAAAACCAAGAATATAAGGGTTTACAGGCAAGTCTTTTTTAGGGTATTCTACTGCTTGACAATTCTTTATTCTATGATTGGCAACCAAATCTTTTTTTACCCCTTGTTCAAAATAAAGAGTTTCTTTTATTTTCTCAGTAGTAAAAACAATACGTTTGTCAAGGTTTGACCAGTCCTTCTTTTTCTTTCCCTTAAAATCTTTTCTACAATCCCTACCAGTTCTATACGGCTGTGTCTCCCACAGGTGTTCTGCATCAGCAATAACTTTTGTGCCGTCCGAAAACACCATTTCGTAGCATTTTCGATTGTACATTACATCGGTCGCAAATGTCACATGGCACACTTTTCCATTTTCATCAAAAAGAGCGTCACCCTCTTTTAATGACCCCATAGTTTTCCATCCATCTGGCGTTGGAATAGGAGTATCAAGAGCTAAAGCCTTCCCATTTTTTTTGGGAATTTCTACATAAGCCTCTCTAAAACGCCTTGTTCCGTCTGCAATCCATCGCCAGCCAAAGATATTCCAGTAAATGAACTTTTGCCACGGCTCAAGTATAAAACGCTTCTTTTCGCCCTTTGTGAGCCAAAGAGTCTCAGTAAAGGCTATTTTAATACTTGCGGCTTGTTCGTCGAAATAAAACCCTTTGGATTTGGCATTTATTTGGTCGTCAAGGTAGCGTTTACAAGCAAGTTTTACATCCATGCCAGCCGCTTTTTTACCTGTTAGCACGTCGTTTACATACTTGTCAACCTCTCTTTTGTAACTTTTCATCCAATTTTACCAAGTAATTCCTCCATTGGGTCTTTTGCCTTATCGTCTTTTTTAGGCTCTGCAATTTTTAGCCGTGAAATAGGGGTTGCGCCAAATTGAATAACTATCTTTTGGTATGTCGCCAACTGCCTCCCCGATTCGATAGCTTCGGCAGAAAGTACAGTCATGCCATTAGGTGTAGAGCTAAATCTTGAACTTACATAAGTCATTGAATTTTCTAACTCAATATACACCCCCCACGCCCTGCAAGCTATCTCTAAAAGTCCTAAATCTTGCGGGTGTATCAAGTTTGAAACGTTACGCATGAGTCTATCCCA